CTTTTTATTAATATATTTTAAATTACCGAAACTGGTAAATAGTTTTCTAATCGAAATATACTGCCTTAAAACTATTGTCTACATGATGTAGTTTCGTATCCACCTCAAAATCGTAACCCTCGCTTACAAAAGATATCTTTTTTATTCCTATACCACTAAACACCCCCTTTTCTCTATTGAGTATGGTCCTTAATGTTCTGGCTAAATTTACAGCCTCAATATAAGTAAGCGCCCAGCAGTCAAATTGCAGATATGTGTGTGCTAAATCTATTGTATTATCTATCGGGTTTGAATATCTAAAAAAGGTTAAGTAAGGATAATCCGGGCCCTGCGGTAGGGTAGAATAATCAATCCTTGTGCCGACAATATCGGTAATTTCTGATTTTGTACGCAAAAATATTTTTATTGCCTGTTCAAGTGTCATATATTTAGAACCCCCCTTAAATCTGATTCAATTTTAGACTTTATTTTCTTTTTATTTTCGTTTAAAGATGGCCGGAGATATGGCCTTGCCCTCATTTTTGATGTGCCCTTTTCCTGATGCCTTGCATACCAGCTATCAGCTTTTTTAAATATTTCGTTAATCTTTATGCCGACAAATATGCTTATTTTGCCACTTTTATTCCATACTTTATTTTTATCAATTGCCTTTTCAAGGTTATGCTTATCTTTGGGGGCTCTTCTTTTTGCATCTGCTTTTATCCTGTCAGCACCTTCGTCTACATCTTTTTCTATTAACTTTTCAACTTGTAAAAGTTTACTCCCAAAAGCACGCTGTAAGTCTTCAACCCCTTCTATCTTTAATCCGTATGCCATTATGATTTCTTTTCTCCAATAAAAAAGCACCCTTTCGAGTGCTTGATTTTAATATTTAATTCAATAATTATTCTAAGTACACAATTATATTCGGGTCTGTCCAATCATTAGAAGATTGTTTTTCCTCACTTGGCATGGCTTTAATATCAAACCCATTATCCAATATTATAAAACTTGATATTATCCCCAAGTCTTTCATAATTCTTTTATTATTTGCTTCAACTACTTCCTTTAATACTTTGTGCATTTGAGTATTTATTGGTCTATCTACGGTTATTGCAAATAAATATCTTCCACCCTTCTTGAATTCATAGACTTTCTCTGCTTTAAATTCAATTCCTTTTTTCCTTTTAAATGATATAAATGAATATATCCATTTTTTAAATCTATAAAACATATTTTAGACCCTCCTATAATTCTAATTATATTATTTATGGGTTCTCCTTTACTAAAAGCACAAGTTCTTTATGTCTGTTTTCCGTATCTATTACCGCTTCAATATCATAAATTTTTGCTCCGTCTACGACCCTCATTTCGTTTGTAACTCCTGCCATATACCGTATTTTGATTTTACCCGTAACTTCACTTACAGTCTGGCGAGCCGCCCAGTATTCTCTTCCGTCCAGAGGTTTAATTTCCGCCCAGCATTGTTTAAAATCCTGCCACGTTTCAACCTTTTCCAGATTCTCATTTTCTACCATTACCTTATTTTGTATTTTTATATAGTTTCTTAATTCTCCAGATCCCATTTAAAAACTCCAAATCCTATACGGGTAAAGAAGCGCATCTACTCCAAGAGGCAGGGATTTAGGTATATGCCCTTTTGCAAGTATGTCTTCCCTGTTCTCGTAAAATATGCCTATTATAAGTAGCATTGCTTCTTTTATTACTTCCGGGAGTATAAATTCGGGGTCTTCGCTTGATTTATAACCTGCCAAATATCTAACCTTAACAGCCCCCTTAGGATATGGGTTAAACGAAGGCCAGTCTTTCCCATACGCAGGAACAATCACAGCAGGTTCAGAGTTATAGAAAATATAATCCCCTTCCGGCATTTCCTTTTCTGTGCCTTCATAATCAGTATATTTTATCCATGTAATGCTTTCGGTAGGAGGCATAGGTAAAACTATTTTCTCAGGAAAGCTATCCATTATAAGTTCAAAGGTTGTAGAAACAAGAGCCCTATTTGTTACTGATTCACAGCGCTGGCGTGCTACAGTTATTAAGCTTTTTATTAAATTATCCTCTTCGGTGTTAGTAACCCTTAGATGTAGTTTTGCCTCTTCAAGAGTAACAGGTTCTGTTGCCGAAATTTGTATAATTTTAAGATTCATATTTTACCTTTTTAGTTCTTTTGGTTCTTTTGCGTTTATATTTTACAACTTCGTTTTCTTCCGGCTGGATAGTGGCTGTCTCAATTTTAGTTTCTTTAACCGGTGCGCCTATTATGTTCATTTTTTTAAACTCATCAATCTTGCCTGCAGGTACATTTATTGATTCCCCTTTGATTTTTTTAATCCTTTTGCCCTTTACAATCATATAAAAATCATTTTTTACTTTAAATTTCTGCATCTAATCCCCCTTTAGCAAAGGGAGCAGGTTTTAAGGCCTACTCCCTTATTTACAAATTACAGTGTTTAGCTGCTTACAGCTGGGTCATCAAGAATGACAAATGGTGAAACTTCAGTAGTTGAATCCCTCAAAGTTATGGGAGCTGTCAACCACGGTTTTCCATCTACATTCCAGAAAGCCTTTAGAATTGTCCTATTAGACTTAAATTTGGTATAACCCATATCTGACCTTACCTCTATTCCATAGCCGTCTTTAATTAGATAATATGGGAAATTAGCCAGCATTAAATCTCCAGGATTGCCAATAGTCGGAGTTAGGTCAGTGTAAAGTAACTGTAGACCTAAGAGTGACCCAAGTATTCCGGTCCTTGCATCAGGCTGGAACACAAGACTGGGTGCATCGCTGTCGGCTGCTTCAAAGTCTTTCATTGTCATCAGCTGAGGTAGTGCGGATTTGGCAGCAACCCAGACAGCACCGAGACCAAATGAACTTGCAAACATATTAACTAAATCTGCATAAAGGATTCTGTTTGCAGTACCACGATTAATAGAAATAGTTCCAGCGTGTCCTATTATTCCGGTCGGTCTTGTTGCCGGATTCACACCTGCGAGAAACTCTATTTCCTCTGATGCTGAAATAGCCCCTCTAAAAAGTGTCCCCAGTAGAGTTTCAATGCCTGCTTTATTTCTGAGTAATTTATCAGTTAGTTCAATCCAGCCTGCAACTTCTTTGGGGTCAAGTTCAATCAATTTAAAGTCTGTATCGGTTTCGTCTTTTTCTTCTCCTTCTTCTACCCATGCAACTTTAATCCCGCCATAAAGTCCTGAACCATTTTTTGCGGTCTGGTCAAGTGCCGGCATTTCAACACCCTGGTCTGGTATATCTCCTGCTGGTATAACTGAAGCTCGAGGTCTTACAATTGCCTCGCCCATATCAACCTTTCTAATTACTGATATAAACTGGTCGGGTATTAAAACTGCACCCTGTGTACCGAATGTTAAATCTCTTTTTTCTTTTCCAGCTTTCCCAGTTATATTTCTTCTTACAAGACGAGGATCGGAAGGATTATAGACAACGGTCTGTATGAACTCGCCAAAGCTCTTAAATTCGCTTTCCTCTGGCCCTGTTTCTATTGCAGGTTTTGGAGGCATATTTACAGCTTCGGTCATACTTCTTTTGATTTCGTCTAATTCCTTTTTTCTGGACTCTTCTTTTTCGGCCTTGTCTTTGACTTCCTTGAACTCTACAATTAGCTCGTCTATTCTGTTTTCGTCCTCGGCGGTTCTGCCTTCTTTTGTTTCCAACTTGCCGAGTTCATCGGAGATCTCTTTTAATTTTTTCTGTAACTCACTCATTTTAATATTCCTTTCATTCTTAGTTTTACTACATCGAGTTTTACCTGCCTTAAAGCTTCCTTACGCTCCTGCGCCTGGGCTTCTTCGGCCTTTATTTCATCAGACTTTTCAGCCTCCTGGCTTTGTCTGATATTTCTATATTCTTTATAAACCTGTTCAGGTGTTCTAACATCTTTGCCAAATAATTCTGCTATTGTTTGCGGATAAAACGGATAGGTTACAATTGATACATCGTAAAGTTCGGCAAACTTTGTAATATGCCTTATATCAACACCATCCTCTTCTTCCCACCATTGCCCGCTCGGGTCTACCCTGAAAGCGAATGAACATTTATCTATATCCCCACGCTCCATGCTTATCAACAAGTCATTTGAGTAAGTGGTATCAGGGGGGTCTACAACAAAATTAAGTCCTTCATCAGTTTCAACAAGCTTTAATGTTCCGCTTATATTCCTACCCAAAATTAAATCCTCATTGTGATTTTTTAAGGCAAAAACATCATTTTTCTCAATCAAATCCCCTACAGCCCCTTTATGGATTATCTCTTTAAACCCATATTGTTCAGGCGACATTTTTTCATAAACAATCGCCTGCCCTTTAATTTGGGTTTTTTCTTCACCTTCTTTTCTAACTTCAGCTTTATATGTCCTTATTTCTATTTCATTCATTTTTACCTCCAATAAAAAACCGCCCGAGATGAGCGGTTAGTTTATATTTAATTGTTATTTAAAATTATTTTATAGCTTCTAATTTAATTGTCGGAGTAGGTCTATCATTATAATCAGTAAACTTAATATTTTTAAATCCTGCCTTTAATAAATAATTCTTTATTTTTGACCTTGTAAAACCAGTAAAATGATAGTCTCCTTTTCTTGCCTGCCTTCCCCATATTCCCCTATACCAATATGAATCAATATCATCTCTTAACCATAACATAAAAAGTTTTTCCATATCAGGCACACTTAATTTCAATCTTCCGCCCGGCTTTAATACCCTGTACCATTCTTTTAAAACTGCAAGTGTCTTGTGATATTCGGTATGCTCTAAAGTGTGATTTGACAATATTTCACTTACTGAATTATCTGCATACTCCAATTTTTCCATTGACATTTTTATCGGGCCACAATAAAGGTCAATATTATCGTAACCTTCTATTGGGTTATTTTCGCAGCCTATATGTAATTTAACCACTTACAACCTCTTTAAATAATTCTATGTGCCAGTTTCTAAAATTATCCCACCTAAACGTATCTGCGAATCTATCCTTTTCTTTTATGCTTTCTTCAATTGATTTAAAATATCCAAGCAACTGCCCGTAATCTGTATATATAAAATCCAAGCTGGTTTTAAAATTATAAATAAATCCAATATCCCTTGATACTACCGGCACTCTTGAATATATCGCATTTAATATATCCATGCTCCCGCCTTCGGCAATTGATGTCTGCAGATAGTAATCTATATGGGTAAAAAAATTATTATCAGTATTCTCCGATTGTCTAAAATCAAAAATACTACTATCTAAATCTTTCTTTAATCGTTCTAATTCCTTTCTGTTTTTCCTATCCTGATTTTTCCCGCTTGTGCCTATTATTACTTTTTTCTTATCACTGATAGATACGCCCCAGTATGGACAAACTTTAATCTTACTGGCTGGTATTTCCCGGCCAATTAATTCTAACTTTCCATGCCCCGACATACAGATAATCAAATCTGCCTTATCCAATACATCTAAATAAAGATTGCTATATTCATCAAAGTGTGTGAACAGCACTGCGTCAAATTTTGATTTAGTGAGTTTCCTGTCCAGTATTTTCCAGTAGCACCAGTTGATATAATAATTTGCCTGTATTTTTATTCCCGATAATTCTCTGCCTATTTTTTCCAATATCCAGCCGTCTTTAGGATAAAATATCATAAATATTGCCTGTCTTTAACCCTATGCGGTAGATAACCAAAATATCGGCTGTCAGGTCTGCTCGGCATATTCTCTATCTTTATACCAAGTTTCCACGATACATAATCCAGGCTTAACTGGTCCCGGCAAGAACCATTCCTTATCTTATCCCACACAGCCTCATTAAATTTATTTATTTTATTTGTGTGCCGCCTTAAAATAATTCCCCCTTCGTGCAGGCCATAATTCTGCGGGTATCCTTCTTTTCTATATCCATCTATCTGGGTTTCTATTACCGGCGGATAATCTAATTTTAATTCACTACATCTTAAAGCTTCCCCATACAGGCAGTTTCTCCCCGGGTGCTTTCGCATTGCGATATCCGTATTGGTTAAATATTTTTCTATTAGAAAATTTAAATCTGTTTTTATCGGTGTATTTGCATCTATATAAAGGCTATATTCCGCATCAGGAAAATATCTGTGAATAAGCCATTTATATCTTCTGGATTCTTTTCTTATTTCAAGTTTCGGTTCTACATATATTGGTTTCCATAGTTTGCTATTTATTTTACTGTCAGTAAATATATAAAATTCCCATTCTGGATTATCAAAATGTTCTTCTATTATGTTATCGTATTCCCCAATGTTTACGCTTACTACCACTTTCCTATTACTTGAAACTGGTTTTGCCCCTTTTATTCTTTTAATTTTCCCTAAAGTGACATCGTTTTTTATATAAAGATTGGGATCGTTTCTTCTTTCTTTTAAAATCTCCCTATTCTTATCCCTTGCTTTATATATATCTATTCCCATCTCCAGTGATGTCTTTGCGCCAAAATGATGGACATAAGAGGCGGTACACCAAATTGACTTAAACCCTGATTTTCTTAACCGCCATACAAAATCAACATCTTCGTGCATTGCAAAACCATAGCGTTTATAATCAAATACCCCGATTTTTTCAAAAACTAATTTTTTAACAATAAAACAGAATCCTATCAGGGGTGTTTCTATATAATCTTCCCTAAGATTTTTTGCAAGTTCATTTATTTTATTTTCATCTTCGATGAACTGGCTGCCTCTTGTAATTTGCATACTCTGAGCGGTTTTTGTCCTGCACGACGTTGGCCCTACTATCCCGACGTCTTTAGAATATTTAAATCCCTTCATCATGAGTTCAAGCCAGTTAGGGGTTACGACACAATCTGAATTTATAAAACAAATATAATCGTATTTTGCAACCTTTATGCCCTGGTTCCAGCCATAAGATACACCTTTATTTTCTTTATTTGTTATCAATGTAAAGTCTAAATAATCAAGTCCGGCCAGATATTTTTTAGTTTGCTTATTCGAACCATTGTCTACAATTATCAGCTCATAATTCTTTGTATATTTATTAATGCTTTCGATACATTTTTTAACATATTTAAGTGCGTCTTTTACCAGTATTACAATTGATACTTTAGGGTGATTGATGTAGGCACTGTTTATAAGATAATTTGGGTCAGCATATTTTGCTATCCCTCTTGATATCCATCTCTTTGCGACCCGTTCATATACATAATCGGTATCACCCACAAACCATATCTTGTTTTCAAACGGGAATCTTTGCAGTGCTGTTACTTTTACTTTATCCAGTTCCATAAATCTTTTCCCTATATTTATCAATTGCTTTTTGTATTCTTTTAATTTCAGAATTACTTAATTCTTCCGGCCTGTCTTTTAAAAGCCCGCTATAGGTTTCTTCAAAATCAACACTGCCGATTGTTTTTATATTTTCCGAGATATCACCAATATATCTTTCAGTGAAATCATTTGAATATTTATCTGCAAATATAGTTATATCCTGCTCTTCTAAATCAGCTCCGAGTGCTTCGGTGAATGCATATACCGGCGGTTTAATCTGGCTGAGTACAAATTTTCCATGTTTTGAGAAGAAATCTTTGAGACTATTTTTAAGCTTTTCTGAATCTTTATTTTCAAAATAACTTTTAGATATCTTAAACAAATCAGTTTTTTCACGTTTTGTTATCCTTATTAAAGCATTTAGAAATAACGGACTATAGGCTTTGCCAAGTTTTTCGGCAAGTTTCGGATTTAAACCCCTGATTTCTGTCTCAAGGACTCGCCCATCAATCGCTTCTGCTTCTTTGGGAATTATCCTAACCTCATTACCATTTATTATAAGTTCCCTTGAACCATCAGTTAGCTTCCCCACATCTTCAACAGTCTGCATATTAAGCTGTACAAAATGTTTATCTCCACCCGGGTAAGGATTTTTATTTTCCATTTCCAGAATATCATTAGGTGAATAAACTCCGGTATTAAATGCTTTTGCATAAGCTTCAAACCGTGCCTGAACATCTCCTCTAAGTAGCCCGTCTACAACAAACTCACAAAAATATTCATCATCAAATAAGTCAGGATCAGAATTAAAACCCTGCTCAATTCTAATCAGCCAGGGCCTAATGGTATGTACTACAAAATCAATTGACTGGTGCTCAATGTTTGAGAATGTAGCATTTATTAAATCCTGCAATAAGTGTTTGGGAACCCTGAATATACGGGCAATCTCTTCCAACTGGAAACGCCTTGATTCAATAAATTGTGCATCATTGGGGGGAATTGTAATCTTTTCTATTTTCATTCCCTCTTCCAAGAGCATAAGTTTGTGTGCGTTTCCGAGACCCTGATAAACTTCATTAATGGAATCCCTTAAATTCTTAGAACCCTGCTCGGTTAATTTCCCGGGATGCTGTGCCACAGCCCCTATATTTGTACTGTTTGAAAAGAACCTTGCCCCAAATTCTTCCAGTGCCAGACCCAAACCTATCGCTTCCCTTGCCATTGTAATCGGAGACTTGCCAATAATCCCATTAAAAGAGAGTCCCGGAATATGTAACATATCCCTTCTCGGTATAGTTCTTTGTATGTTGTCAGGAAAAGTATATCTGTAAATTATTTCATTATTCTTAACTTCAACGTCCATCTTATCTGGAATCAGTGGATAAAATCCAATAACGCTTCCGGTTGAATTTTTTAATTTTATATTATAGGAATTTCCCCATGTATTAAGATGAACCCCCATAAGTTCTCGCCAGCTAAAAGAAGTCATGTCTACATTCGGTTTAAGGTGTAAGGGCTTGTATAGAGGATGGCCGGTTGCTTTCTCTTTACCCTTGTCAAGTCGCTTATAAACATTTAGCGGTAGAGACGCTATTGTTTCTGATATTATTCTTACACACGCATAAATTGCCGAATAATTCATTGCGGTTGTTTCAGTTACATTAACCCCGGTCAAAGATTTTCTCATACCCAGAGCATCTAAAAACCATTGTTTTGGATTTTTAAGGTTGCTTATATCACCAGTCTTATCACGTTTACTAAAAATTCTTCTAAATATATTGGGTTTATTCATTAGCACTCCTGTGCTTATTTATTTTTAAAATGCTTTAACGCCTTCTTTTTCATATATGGATGATGTATCTTTATTTCTGATAACCCCGTCAAGCGCTAAAATTATACTTACTATTCCGTCTATTTTCTGGGTTGATTTTTCTTTATCAGGTTTTATATTTCCAGCCGGGTCGGTTTTTACCATTACGTTTGACATGTTCCATCTTAGAACTGGATTGCCGCCATGATTGAGTTTCTTATCAAGTATTAAACTTTCAAGATATTTTGTCGGGGCATTCATTGAAGCATATCCCATCCCAACCGGTATCATCTCAACATAACCATCTGCTATTAACCTCTGAACTAAATAATCTGCGTTCCAGCGGTCGTAAGCAATCTCTTTTACCTGATAAGTTTCAAGGCATTTTTCTATATGGGCTTTAATAAATTCATAATCTATTACATTACCCTCGGTTGCAGTAACATAACCCTGTTCTACCCAGAGTGAGTAAGGGACCCTATCCCTTTTTTCAATCTCAATCATCCTCTCTTTAGGTATAAAAAAATGGGTCAATATCTTATGGCCTTCCGGGAAAACAAGACTAAATGCTGTAAGGTCTGTAGTAGATGATAAGTCAAGCCCGCCATAACAGATTTTCCCCTCCACCTCTTCTGTATCAAATTGAGATGGGCACCTATCCCATTTTTCCACTGGGATCCATTGGGTTTCCTGTGCTGTCCAGATGTTAAGATAGTAACGTTTAAAGGTATTAATTAATGCTGGATTTTCTTTTGCTTTGTTGTATAAAGTCTGCATTTCATCAAGCTTTCTAAAAGAACCCAGTGCTGGATTTGCCTTATACCAATTCTTTTCAACTCTCCAATCGTCCTCTTTGTCTAATTCATAGATAACCGCCAGAAATGTCTTATCTTCAACAACACCTTTTATAATTTTCTTGGCGTAACTATATTGTTCATATAGAATTGAGTTTTTATCAAAGCCGGCAGTTGAAATTATTATCAGTAATGGTTGCCTTCTGGCCCCGCCCGAAGTTGATAACACATCAAACAATTCTCTATTTGCCGCTGCATGGAGCTCATCATAAATTACTAAACTTGTATTATAACCCCACGAGGCCGGAGCATTTACGGGTATTGCCCTATAAAAAGAATTATGTCTATAATTTACTATTCTTTTTCTACTATCAATAATCTTACATTTACGGGATAGCGAATTATTTTTGCGTACCATTTCTGCCGCCACATCAAAAACAAGCGACGCCTGGTCTTTTTCTGTTGCAGCACTATAAATCTGCCCGCCTATTTCATGATCCGCAAACAAATGATACAAAGTTAGCGGAGCAGCTAATTCAGTCTTTCCATTTTTACGGGCTACAAAAATAAGGCAAGTTCTATATTGTCTTGAACCATCAGGGTTTAAAGTGCCGTATAGTGGTTTGATAATATCATTCCATTGCCAGTCCTCTAATATAAATTTTTTACCTGCGTATTCCCCTATGGTATGTACTTGATTTTCAATAAATTTTCTAACCCTGAGAGCCGATGCCTCACTATTAATTGCTTTTTGAACTTCTTTTTTATAATCATACATTTATTAATCAAGTAATTTTTCAAATTCATCGTCTATTGATCCCGATGGTAATGATATTTTCCCACGGCTGGATGGGGTAAGGCCAAATTCAATTGCAATAGCTTTTATAATTTTAGCCGCTTCTCTTGCTACTTGAGTTGCGGGGTGCGCTTTATCACCATGCCGAATATTTACTGTAGTGATCCCCTTTTCTTTTATTGCTTCTAAAGCACTTCTATAAATTGAATATTGGCTACAATAAAGTTCCAGCGCTGCCCTGTCTATATTGGTTAAAAGTCCAAGTTTATATAATTCCGGCACAATTCTTTTCCATTCCTCATAAGCAATATCATCTTCTTTTAGATAATCCGGACATGGAACAAGCGCTATTTCTGGTTTTGGTTCGTTTTTATTTAATGGACGCTTGCCTGGATTCCCTTCTATTATTTTTAGAGCTGTTGGTTTTGGTCTTGGGCTTGCCATTTTAATCTATCACTTCCTCTATTATTACCCTAAAAGTTTTACCTGCCAAAAGTTGCAGCTTTAAAACTGACATCATCTCAGTTGCAGGTAATTCTAACTTGATTAAAGCTCCATCACCTAATCCATTTATCTGTATTGCAGATTGTATCGGTGGAAGTGAGGCTATAAAATTTATTTTTTTAGATTCTTCTGTCATTTTAATTAAAGTTGCGAAAATTAAAGCGAGACTGGGGCAACGCTGTACAGGATAAGACTCACAGAGATTTAATACGCCCTCCCCACACACTTAATAATCTTTATTTCTATTCTCTCTTCTCGTCTTCTTGCTATGACAACTCTTACATAAGCTCTGCAGGTTATCATATACAAGTCTTAGTTCCGGATACTTCTTTACTGGCTTAATATGATCCACTTCTGTTGCTAATACTGTCAGGCCCTTAGAAAGACATACCTCGCATAATGGATTTCTCCTTAACTTCATTGCCCTTAACTTTCGCCATGTTCTATCATATATTTTGGAGTCTACCTTATTGCGCTGTTTATCCCCGGGGGGCGTAGGGGGCTTATGACGGGGGCAATAGCCGCTATCTACTAAAACATTACAACCTGGATGCTTGCAATATTGTTTTGGTTTTTGTGGCATTATTTCTGCTTTATCCACCTTAAAGTTATGCTAATGGGATTTACTCCCCATATCCCCTTAGGGTTTGGCATATATGGTGCTGTCTCTCGTATTGTATTTACCTTACCATACATATTTATTATCTTCTTGCCTTTTAAGAGTTCAGCCCTAAAATTTATCTCGTGCCTGCAGTTTGTTATAACTTCCTTATCGTAAAGATAAAATCCCACTAAATCATATATGCTTAACAGTTCCTTAAGGGTTCCCCTGTCCTTACCGAGCCGCCACGTTCCCTGCGTGTATCGTCTTGCCCTCTCAAAGTCTTTATCTAACCAGCATTTGAAAAATTCCGATACTACATATTCAGCAGTATTTTTGTCGTTTAAGTTTAATTCCATACTTTTATACCAATTCCAGCTTTCTCCACTTCCCGCTTCCTATCTGCCATATTAATAAATGATTTAATATTTTAGGATAAAACTTAAAGGTTATGGCTAATAGTTTTTTGTGCTTTAATAGTAAGCTTCCCAGTTTTGTTTCTTTTGATTTAAGTTCTACTTCTATTTGATTACGTGGCATTATTTATTCACTTCTTGAGATTTAATTCCATAATTTGCTTAACCTTCCGAACTCCTTAAAGCTATTCCACCCACCCAACCAGCCTTCAAGAGAGGCTTACTTTATTGCATAAAAAAAGAGCCCCACTAAGAGCTCTCAAATTTATATTTAATTTTTTAGATATTTCTAACTATACTGAAAAATAGCATAAATCTAATAAAATTGCAAGATTGTCAAGTCCTCTTAATTCCATCCGGCAATTCAAATCCTAAAATCCTCTCTATCTTCCGGGCTGTCTTTATAACTTCCTTCTCCATTTTTATTTTAAAGTCTAGTAGATTTATATTCGTAGGCAGTTTATATTTCTGGTTTTTTACTTTCATTATCATTATGTATGCACCAAATCTTTCAGGATTTTCTACAAGGTCGGTAAGTAAATTTATATCTTCTTCTAATCTTTTAATTGGTTTTCTTATCCTTTTTCTCTTCAAATTTTACTCCTTGACCCCTGACGCATTAGTTTATCCCAGAATTTGAAGCCCTTCTCTTTCCGCATTACCTTTACCATATTTTTTACTTTTTCCCTGGTGTAATGGGTGCCAAAAACTTTATTCAGCCTCTCCAGGCTACTGTCATCTATCAGGCTGATAAATAAATAGCTACGTTCAGATTTTATTTTTGCTTTGTATTTCACCTATAGTTTTCCTCTCAAATTTTCAAATTTCTTCCGGAGCTTATAAATCAAATCTGCTATTTCTATGAGCTCTTTTTTTAGATCTTCCTTATTACCCGTCATCTGTCCTAAAATGTCATTTACCAGGTAGTCTTTAAAATCCATAACTACAAGCTCAATATCCGTATTCGGAAGGTGGGTTATCAGCTGCCAGTTTTTATTTGCCGGAGTTTGCCTTATTGCCTGGTTGATATTATCTTTAAATTCTTTATTAAATGATTTCTGGGAGCCGTGATATTTTATCTCCTGGCAGTACCGGGATAATGGGCTTGAAGCTGTCCAATCCCTTATATCTCCTTTATGGTCCCCACCGCCAGAGTATTTTGTACGCTTAAATTCTACTCCAAGCATTTCCTCAATTATTGAACAGATTTTCCGCTCGTACTCATTGCCTATTTTTTTGGGGTTTTTCATAATCTACCTTTCAAATAAAAAAGAGGGACCATAAACCATCTGGCTTATAATCCCTCTGTAGTTCAGTTAGGATTGATATTAAATTTTTTAAACTCTTCCTATAAGGTATATATACCCTATAGGAAACTTATCATATTTAATTCTCCTTTGGCTTCCATAAGATATTATTTCCGCATATAAGTATCTTACCGTCCCTAATTTTGATTAATATATCCTGATGTGGTGAGTTGTTTATCTGCTGTTCTTTTTCAGCAAGTGCATTAATAACTTTTTGTGTTATTGTCATATCGCAAGGGATATTATAATTTTATGCTGCGATTGTCAAGTGTGCCTTTGCTTTCAAGTCCATATAGGTATTTGCCGAATTTTATTTGTTTAACTGGCTTGATATAAAACTCCATATCCCCGGCCAGTTCCTTGTTTAGGACTCTAAATAGATTTTCCATTACTTTCTTTACTGCGATATGCTCTTTGCTGCCGGAGGTTATTTTTATTACATATTGCCTGGTATCCAATTTAATCCTCCCTTATATAAATTTCTATTTTTTTATTATAATCCTAAATGTCTTACCACACTTACTGCAAAATCCTGCATAATCCCCATAACCATTATAAAGTTCATCATATTTGCAAGCCAGTTCTATAATTTTATGTTTACAAAAGAACTGCTTTAATCCTAATAATGATGAATAAAGTCTTTCCCAAAAGTTTAATTCTCCCATTGTACCTCCCTTATATAAATTTCATTCTATCCCTCGGTTATTTTATCTCTATCTTTATCTTTCATTCCTTCTCCAATTCTTTTAATTTTTTATAATTTCTTATCCAAATAAGCATTGAATAATAACCGCTTCTCCGCTCTATGACCATCTACGGTTAGGGTGTGCCACCATATTGCACCATTTCTATGCATATAAATATTTGTTTTAAGTTTCGCAAAACCAGACGGATAAACCTCAAGCAACTGCCACGTATCGGGGATGTCATCTTCGGTTAATAAACCTTTGGGAGTGCAATAAAGGCGATAATTACCGATTGCAATATCATTAAAATATCGTGGCGATTTCTTTTTATCCCTCAAAAAATCTGCTCTGTTTGACTTAACTTCAATTAATGTGGTGTATGAATAGCTGAAACCAAATACATCTGGAATTTCATAAATACTGGCTTTTTCTTTTAAAACTATATTGTGTCTTTTTAAAGCCCACCCATAAGCTATCTCAACTAATTCTTTGTGACTGTAACTCATTACTCATACCTCTCTA